GTAGCAGTCCTTGCTAAAAAACTCGCCTGTGAGCGGTCACCCTTAGTTCTATTGCAACGAGCACAGCAAGCTACTGCATTCTCATCGCTGACTACCAGCTCAGGTGCTTTGCTTATTGGTATCACATGGTCTACCTGTGTAGCTTCATCACCACAGTAATGGCAGACATAGCCATCACGCTGAAGTATCTTAGTTCGAAACGTATCTCGATACGCACGCTTTAATCTAGGGTCACCAGACTTAGCCATCAGTACCATCCACCGTTTCTTTGCCATCTATCCCATGCTTTACATGGTGTGTTATATCTATGCTTAATGTACTTGATACCTAAGTCTACCTGCTTATATGGATTAGTAGTGGTAAGTCCTAGTATCTGTGGTATCCCAAATGCAGTGCTATGAGGGTTATCAGCTAAATGATTCCATGCTGATTCTTTACCCCAAAGCTTTGATAAACAGCTCCATTGTTTACCGCTATTTACTTTAGCTTTTGCATAGCTTTTGATTGGCACTATTTGAGCTGCAGGTGCTACTGCCATAGGCATAGACATAGCTATCCCAATAACGATGGCTACCAGGCAAGCTACGCCTTTCAGGCTTGCCCTGAGCCCCTGAAGGGCTCTAGCCTTAGAGTGTACCGATAGTGTCCAATATGTTTTACTCGATTTAAGGTAAAAGCCCAGGTCAGAGCCTATATTCTTTGCACCTTGCGATGAGCGTGTCGCGCTATTTATCGGTTGAGTAAAAGCCTTTAGCCTTGAAGATAACAGGATTAGCTGAATAGATTTTACGCATTTCTTCATCACAAATAGGGCATGTAATTTCGTGTGGTTCATGGAATCTAAGTTCTTTCTCTATTCGAAGATTGCTTTCGCATTCATCATTTGAGCACTGAAATTCATAAATCGGCATTAGTAGCCTTTGTGCATGTCTTGCATGACACATCCTTAAATGTCCAGGCACCGCACTTATCGCAGCGAGTAGGCTCTAATTCTCCCACATTTCCCTGAAATTCCCCGTAACCTGCCTGGACTAGCAGCTGCACCAAATCCTTCAACAAAATGACACAGCTGTAGTTTTCCACAGCCGCTTCCCCTTGACCATTATGTCTGAAACAGGCGAATCCGATTTCCCCAGATTTATCTGTCCTCGATTTGATTTGGCGCAGCGTGCCAGGAATGTCCAGCTTTGTTACCGATTTGATTTCTATGTCAAAAGGCACATTCTGAACATCTTTCCCTTGTCCACGACCGATGCTAGCGTTTTCCCATGTACGCGACAGGTACTCAGCGACTATACGCTCGGTTTTGTAACCCCTATGCTTTCTATGCTGAGATGGCAATTAAATCCCTCACAGATATTAGAAAGCCCTTTGAAGGGTTAGGTTGGATATTACACTCTACATATCTGCCATAGCTAATTACAGCTTGCTGCAGACGCTTGGTAGGCACAATGAATACAGATTCATTAAGCACGAATGCCCAGTAATCTGCTTCAGTGACGGATAGCCCACTAGCTAGATACGCCTGCTCGTTGTTATACCAACAGTACGTTTCTATGTAGAGATTCCCAGTTTCAGCCCAGCGCATGTCGCGCTTGACTTCTACCTTCATGTTGCCGCTCAGCAAGTCATGTACTAGGGCTTCGCCTGCTAGACCCGTAGCAAAGTCCAAATCCCAGCCTGACTGCTTCACAATTAAGCCTTTCCTGCGCTGTTAATGGTGTTGCATTTAGGGCAGGCCCATTCATGGTGAAGTGCTCGCTCTTTAATCTGCTTAATGCTTGGAGCTTCGTTGCACATCTGGCAGATTATTCGAAAGCCTAGCTGCTCCAAATCCCAGGCAGATTGCTTTGCAGCTTCTAGCTGTTCATCTGTAGGAAACTGTTCCCATTCGTTATCTAGATTTTTAAAATAGAGCTTTCCCATGTTAGGCCCACTTCTTCTGTGGCTGCCATGTGCCATCGCTTTGAGATATTTCGTACCAGATAGGTTCGCAGAATGTAACACCTGGAGCACCAGCACTGGCCTGCATCTTGCATCTAAACTGGCCCCAGGGTTTCTTATTCTTTGAAGATACGCCATGTTTCCATATCATCTCGCCATGACTACATGAAGGTATATCTTGCTGAGTTTTACCACCTAATGATTCCTTTACTAGAGCAATAGCATCTACTGCAGGCGCAGACTCATCTATAGCTTTAACTGTCCAGGGGTCATCTGGGACTTCTACAGTTATCTTTGCTTCTAGCTTCTCTGCAAATGATTTAGGCTGGTTGTTTTGTACCTTAGCCATTTCCTCGCGAGAAGCTCGCTTAGCTGGTTCGCCTTTAGGACTGTAACCGCAGTTAGCTAAAGCTCTACCTATTGCGCTGCTCTCACAGTTTTCTAGGGCTGAAGTGCTGTTTACGCCTCGGTCCGAGATGATTTCGAAGGCAAGTCCCGTAGCCCAAGCATGAGCATCCACTTCAGTTCGATAGACACTAGCTTTAACAATAAAACGATTACCAACCGCTTCAATAAGCTCTGTGTCAATCCTGCCATCTGGGTTCTCTTTCCAAAACTGTTCTAGTCTCTCTGCCACTGTCTGATAATCTGCAAGATTAAACATATAAATCCCCTTCTTCTGTTTTGAGCTCGCAAGCAAGTGCGAGGTAGGCCAAGCCGTCTACATAATGGTCGAGCACTTCTGGGCTCTCTGCGATACGAGCGAGCTTGACTTCAACCATAGCGAGTGCCGCTTCGTAATCTTCAATAGGGAAACTGAATAGACTGGTAAGCCTTGCAGCGATGCGACCCTGCATAATCTTTGGGTCACCGTAGTTTCTGTGACGAATACCAATGTGGTCCGACGCACTCTGCAAAGCCTCAGATGCTCGCATGATTATCTGCCTTGCTTCTAGCCATAATCTTGCCGCGTACAATTCCTTCGCGCTTGCCAATCTTAAAGCCCCTGGCATGACCAAATATAAAGCCTAAGGCCGCTCCAAATATTGTGCCGATTAAGAGTGCTGCGTCTGTGTTGCCGTATAAATCCATTTTTAGCCCCTTACGTTCGTAGGTATTTCCTACTCACAGGGATAACGTTACAGCTTGAGAAGTGAACAGCCGCCTAATTTAGATAACAGTCTTATAACGATTTGGCTAGGGTCAGCATCCTCGAAATAAGGGCAAGCAGCTCTGCTTACGCCGTCCATCGCTTGCCTAAGGCCACGAATGAGCCATCCTTTTCTATAGGTATAAGCGTAGGCGTTACGGTCTTATCTACAATATCCAAGATGACTATGCCCATCTGCCAATTACCTGCCCCAGCCTTTAAATAAGACGCTTTCGCCTTATTCATAAGGTTTCCTGTCTCTATGCCGTATAAAGTCCTGTAATTGGCTCCTATGCCCTCTGTAATGGCACTCATGCCCAGCCTGTGCGTATGCCCACAAATTACGGATTTCCCAAATTTTTTACTTAAACCCAATGAAGTGAGTCCAGCGTTAGGATTCATTGAGCCTTCGTCTCCATGTACCAGCACCCAGCCTGGATGGAATTCGTATGGCTTCTTATGAAATTGAATCCCCAGACCTTTAAAGTCCATAAAGTTTTCGTATTGCAGCTCTGGTAATTCGATAAGCCCTGGCACCTTTAGTAGCGTGTGGTACATACGGTCTGTGTGGTTCGAGCGCGTAACGTGGGCCTGAGGCGCATTCTCAGTCAAATCCCAGAGTATGTTTTGAGTAAGTACTCTGTCTCTGTGTAGCGTCTGCTCGTAAGCCATAGGCGTTTTCTCGGCCCATTTACTTATAGTGTTGAAATCTATTTCATCTCCGCAAATTAGTACAGAGTCGAACTTCTCACGCCTAGCCAGCTTTGTAACAGCTCGCACTGCTCCCTCATGGTGAAACGGTATCTGAAGGTCACTGATTACTAATACGCGAGACTTCATTCATCCTCATCTTCATCGTAATACTCAGGTAGGTTAGGCAGCCAATTAGGTGCAGGGAGAATAGTTGCAGGGTAGGTGGCAGGCTCTAAGATAATTGCTAAAGCTGTAGAAGCATCAAAGCCAGCTCTACGTAGGCTTTTATAGAATTCGTTTAAACCTATGCAGTACTGGTCTAGCTTTGAGTATGTGTCTAGGTCTATGACCTTTGCACGTGCCATAGCTAAAGTGTTACTTACCTAACAGCTCGATTATGGTATCAACACGCGCTTCTAGGCGATTAACCTGGTCTTTTAATGATGAACCACCATTTGGCTTTAATTCAGCCAGATAATGTTTAACCAGGTGATGCACTAAAGCAGTTACACCAGCCAGCACCGTCGCGATTCCAGTCGCAAGTGCAGCGAAATCTGTCAGGCTCATCGTTTCGTCGGTGTGGCATAACCAAATACACCTGCTAAAACAGCCCAAAGAATAGAGCGATAGTCTGCAGCAAAGTTAGATGCAGCCCAAGCTGAAAGGAAAGCTCCAGCTGTGAGGATTACAGGGTTTTTCATGTTCATCTAGTTATCCTTCGAGTAATGGGATAGTAAACTTTTTACCATCCAAATCGCCCTTTGCTGTAAAACTAATATGCATGTGATGGTCGTGCTTATTGACCCCAGTATAATTTCTCCAGGCCCAGTTCTTCTTACTGCTAGCAATTTTTCCAGAAAATATAAGGTACGAAATTCTGCCGCCATCCTGTTTAGACTTTGCCAGTTCACGTAGCTGATTTGCAAGGTAAGGCATTTCATCTGGCTTAGGTTTACCATGTAAATCCCTGTCCAAATCCAGGGCACGTACCCAGCCATCGCCATTTGGCACGTGGTCCGAATTGCCAGCTGCGTAATGTCGCTTATCCGCGACCCAGCCGTCACTAGCTGTATCCCTATCAACGTAGGCATTATTTACCTGGTCGCGTAGAGTTACACCAGCTGCACATAACTTAGGCTTCAATTTTGAGTTCATGCTCTTTATTATTACATTCCCATTTATATGTATTTGTATTCAAAGTTAATTCTTTATGCCCGCACTTAGGCTCTGGTGCTATAAAAGCATCTACAACTGGATTGTAAAAATATCCAATGCCAGCATAGTTAAAACGAATTTTGCCATTGTATGAAGTACGCACACATTCTTGCCCTCTAAAATTTGCATACCATTTTTCAGGACTTAGGCCTTCGATTAACTCAGTTTCATCAACACCTACAATTACTTCAGTAACAATGTTGTCTTCATTTAAGAACGCGTAGTGTGCCATTATGCCCAGCTCACATTTCCTGTGCCAGCGGTAATAGTTGTAACTTTTTCAGTACCAACAGTAATTGTAGTTCCTGTTAAACCTGCACCGATAGTTATTGTTCCATCTGTATATCTTAAAATTACAATACCTGAGCCACCTGCTCCACCAAAACCACCATCACCTGAACCTGAACCGCCACCGCCAGTATTGATAGTTCCTGCATTTCCATTTACTGGATTTCCGCCGCCTTGAACACCAGTAGCACCGCCGCCTAAACCACCTGATGGTGCAGAGCCAGTAGAGCCTGACCAGCCACCACCGCCACCAGCAAAATAAGTATTAGTTCCCGAAATGTTAGTTTCAATACCATTACCACCATTTCCACCTTGTGTGCTAGTTGAGTTACCACCCGCTACACCCGCGCCACCACCACCGCCTGAGCCGCCTTGTGGAAATGAATTGCTACCACCATTGCCACCAGCAAAACCTTGATTAGCAGTTCCCGCGCCACCAGCAAAAACTGGTGAACCTGTATTACGGTCAGCACCGCCACCGCCTGAACCACCTGCACTACCATCGTGGGCGTTAAATCCACCACCACCACCGCCAATAGATGTGATTGTATGAAAGACTGAATTTGTGCCGTTGTTGCCTTGAGTGTCTTTAGGAGCTTGTGCCCCACCTGCTCCAACGGTTACCGTGTATAAAGTGCCAAAAAGTGCATCCAATGGAGTTTCTAAACTTCCCCCGCCACCAGAAGTTCCGCCAATGCTAGTTGTTGTTCGTAGACCACCAGCTCCACCACCACCCGCTGCAACACCACCACCAGAACCCCCACCTGCAACAACTAAATAATTGACTGTTGTTCTAAAAATTGGTAATCCGTGAATAGTTGCAATTTGATTGCCAATCATTACCCGATGGCTCCTACGATAATCCAGCTATTTGCAGCGACCTTCACGCAGGCAGCGGATTTCCATTGAGCGAGCGTAGGACTGGCAGGTACCGCACCAGCACTGTTGATTGTCGTAGTACCTGGCGTTACAGCCGAAATAGTTACTAAGCCTGCGCCTTTTGAAATGACAGTAATTACTGACCCTATTGGGATATTTGCTGAAGCGTCTGTAGGAATCTTAAAAGCTACAGCGGTAGCCTTATTCATGGAGATAAGAGTCTGGTAAGAATCGCCTAGAACAGCTGTGTAATCCGCTGTCTTATCTGCTCCTACTGTGAAAGCGACTAAAGAATTATATATATCGGCCGTTAGGACGTCTCCAGTAATTACGGGCAGCGATGATGGCATTATTTATCTCCTAGTAACTAAATACTGATTGTCCGATTATAGCGTAACCAACGATTACAGCATCTATAATAGGCTCCAGTGTGGTGAATTTGGTAACCCAGCGGCCAGGTGTGACGTCATGCTCGACGCCAAATACCTGCAGTGTTTTAGTTAGGTTTGTGCCGCCTGGCTGATTAGTGCTAACAGTTATAGGGTCGAAATAGTCGAGTCCTAGACCTGCTTCGATTCCAGCATCGTAGTTATCCTGGAATAAATCTAACGTGATTTCGTCACATCTGATGCTGGTTTCTTTTCTGGACGCGACATAAGCACGCCCATAATTCAGAGCATCTGCATCTGTTTCCATAAGCAGGCCAGTCTGTGAATAGGAATGCAGAAAGTATTTAGCTACAGAAGCAGCGTCTGTAGTTATCTGTGGACTTCCACCAGCCCTGGTAATCGAGGCCGCATTATAAATAAGTTTATCGTCCAGCACCCATTTAGCATCGAAGTAATCTATGCCAGCTTCTCCAGCATCGCTAAACACTGTAGGCGTACCGACGATACTAGAAGAAGTAAGCTGCCTATCCTGGAAAGTAAAGTTACCTGAGGCATCCATATAAAGGCTGCCGTATTCGCTGAGCTCTACCGTCTGGAGAGCAGAGAGAGCTGTCCGATTAGTGCCAGGGTCTGCCTGCAGCGTAGTCAGGCCAGGGTCTACGTCGCGCATTTGAGCAGGCCAGTTAATAGCATCTAAAATCTTATTTATACGAGAGCCGCTAAGTTCACCTGCAGTAGCTCCAGGAATGGTAGCGACAGCTGCAAGGTTAGCTAGGCGGAAGCCATCTACTGCCTGGATAGTAGTGCGTGCTACGTCGTTAGAGTTTAAAGGTAATGCTGTGTTATAGCTGGTGATATAACCTGCGAACATAGGATAAGAAACGCCGTTATACACGCCGAGAATAGAAACCTTACGCATAGGCGCAAGAAGGCCTGCATATGGTGATGCTGGGTTTTCAGGGTTGAAATCTCCATTCTGGTCAATGATACGCATAGTAAGAGAACCAGTCTGGAATTGGTCTACGATGGCGTTACGTCCACGACGAATGCGAATCTGGTCTACCTGGTTAGAAATATCTACGATAGTAGTTACGCTGTCTCCAAATATGTTTTTACCAAATACAGCCGAGCCAATAATCGCAGCTTCTCCGAAGCTAGGGCCAGTGCTGAAGTTAATAAACGCCTGGATAGTAGGTTTAGCCACTAGCGGTTCCGTTAATGTTAATTCCTGCTCGGCCTACGTTTTGGCTGGCTTGCGCTACCGCATAATCGAATGCTGTACCGTCTAGCGTAATGATTAGGTTAGAAGGCATATCTCGGCCTGTCTGCCCATAGTAAGTGCCAGCATAAGGGTTTGTAGGTACTTCATAGGCTGCGCCACCGAAGTCTGCATAACCGCCACCGCCTGAAGGCATAAATGATGGAGCTTTAAGAGAGTTAAGTTTATTCTGGACAGCATCAAGATAGGCAAGCCATGCCTCGAAAGGATTCTTTGCAGTAGGCAAAGTTAAAAGCCAGGTGCGTAAATCTTTAGTCATTCCTTCAGCTGTAGCTAGTTGCTTGATAAGGCGATTAGCTTCTTCTGTATTACCCATGAGTAGCGCAGATTGAAGCTCTAGCTTTGTGCGCTCCTCGTCTGAGATATTCTTTCTAAGAGCTGCCACGATTTGAATCTGTTGAAGGTCAAATACTGCGCCTAGCTTTTTAATCTGAGCTTGTTCTTTAAGAGCCTTAGTCTGAGCTGCCTGGGCTTTAGCTAATTCTTTAGCTCGCTTTTCTGCTTCAGTCTCGCGCTTCTTGCTTTGTAGAAGTGCACCCTGGGCTATGCCTGAGCCGACAGTTCCCGATGGCATCATGGCGCGTTCTTTAGCCAGGCGTTCTTGCTCGCCCAAATAACGAAGGCTGCCTACAACGCCAGTATTAGTTAGAAGCCAAGTGCTAGCTTTAAGTAAATCTCCAATAATAGGCGTGTCATTAAGTTTGCCTATTAGCTTGCCATAACCTAGTGAAATATCAGAAATAGCCTGTGCTAAATTCATCATCGAATCTGCAGTGCCCTGCACTGAAGCCTGTTCGCCGCCTATGGCTATAAGGGCTCCGACTAGGCCTTCTCCGATAACTTCTTTAGCTTCACCAGCTGTATTGCTAAGAAGCTGCATTTTGCCTGCATAAGTCGTAAGAGCAGCTGCCTGGGCTCCACCAAAACGCTGTGTAATAATGTCTTGAATTTCAGCAAATGATTTAGATTTAAGTTCAGCCTGGGTTAAGCCTAGATTATATTTACGAAGGCCTTTAAGGTTTCCCACGTATGCCTGGGCCAAATCCGAAGCAGTGGTAGTCAAATCTATGCCAGTAGATGCAGATACATCCATAGCCTGACTTAAAAGTTTTTGTGAAGCTGTAACTGAGCCAGTAGTCTGAAGCAAAGCCTGCATGGCTGGACGAAGTTTATCGTCGGATACACCAGAAGCTAAAGTGAGTCTTTCTATAAATTTATTTATGCCTGGAGCACTGAGCTCTAAGTTAAGATTATTCATGGTCTGCGTAAGTTGAGCCGCAGCTTTATCATCTGCCAGGAATGCCGTTGCTGCAGATTTACCAAAATTTACTACAGCTGAAGCTGCAAAAGTAACACCTAGTGTCCTAGCAAGATTTTTAATAGTTTTGCTAAGTTGCGTCGCGGCTGTTTCAGATTGCTTAAAGCCGCGAAGGTCAGCCTTTGAGGCTATGTTAATAATTTCTGTAGTTTGCATTACGCTGCCTTTCTAAATGTAGATGAGGCTGCACGTGCTCTAAAAGCAATAAAAGAATCGCTAATAGCTTTATTTACTGCGCCTTCAGCCTTGCCTTTGTTGTTAGACCAAGCGCGATAGATTAAGCGACCGCGACCTTTAAGACTGCCTGTCAAAGCTGGTAAATTTGCAATAAATTGCTTGCCAGCTTTTTTATTAACTGAATGGCTGTATCTATTACCGCCTGAGCCTTTAGGGCCAACCCAGGGCTGTCCTTCTGGCCCGTTTCGGCCTGCGCTCTCGTAAATAGCTCCTACGCGAGATTTATTAAGAATACTTGCCATAGAGCGAAAGCCGTCTCTATTCATCTTAGAAGGTACTGATGAGTAAGTTATGCCAGCTTTAATAACGGATGAGCTATATGTAGGAAAGCTGCCCTGATTAAATGAGCGAGCAGCCCATCCAGACATAGGAGAAGTTGCAGGCACAAAGCCGCGAGCCTGAGCTACTACAGGCCTAAGAGCTGCACCGATTTGCTTACGAAGATTCTTTTCTAGGTCAGGTGCAAATTGACGCATAGCTTTACGGAGTTCAACGTCTCCGAGTAGCTCTACCTTTACTTGCATCTTCAATTTCCTTCGCTTCATCTTTAAGAACTTCGATTAAAGCTCTAAACATAGTAGGGTGCAAATCAAGCAAAACCTGAGGCGAGAGCCTAGTTCGCAGACACAGTTTTGCAACCATGTAGCTAGTAGACTCTCGCCCTAGATTAAAGGGTCGTCGTCTCCGATTTCCACTTTAGCGAGAGAAGCTAGGAATGCATCCCCACTAAAAGGTGCTGGAGATTCGTTAGCTCTACGTTTTGCTTCCCACACCAGCCAGTACACGTCGGTCTGCTTTTCATCCTCGCGAAATGCGCGGTGAAAACCTTTCTTTGCGTACTGCTCGAATGCGACTTCGAGAGCTGGCGTAATTGGGTATTCAGTTATAGTGCCGTCGGTATGTGTTACCTTCAGTTTCATCTTTTAGCCCTTTCGTTTAATTATTACCAGGTACCTGTAGTAGCTAGTGCTGTAGTGCTGTTGCAAGTAAATGTTACATCGAATGTTGCAACATCTGCAGGTGCGCCGTTAATATCTGTAAGGTTATCTACCAAAATAGTTCCTGTGTATAGCTTATTAGTTGCAGATACTGCAGTCGCTGAATCCTGGATAGCCTTAAATGCGATAGTAGTACCGTAAGCAGCCTGGAGAGTAGCGAGTACGCTTCCTGCAGCTGTGTCATTTAGGAAGGTTACAGTTATGGAATCTGCAGAAAGTCCAGACACAAATTGGTGGGAAGTTGAGCCCATCGCTGTGACCTCGACCTGGTCTGCCATTCTATTAAGTTGAAAAGCCGTTACATGGTCTGAGAGGTCTACTGGAGCTGCTCCCACTTTGAAACCGACTTTATTATTTAGGAATATCGCCATGATTAGTCCTCATCTTTCTTTGTTGTTGGCTCTGATTTTACTGGAGCTTCTGCAGGTAGTTGGCCTACCTTTTTAAGAAACGCCAATTCTTCTGGTGTATATGTCATTTGTTAGCTCCAGCTTGTCATTGTTGATATTGGAATCGAGCAGTGCAATAGCTGCCCAGTAGGCAAATCTAAAGCTGCAGGAGTTGAGATATTACCGATAGCGAATTTGATACTTGACGCGGCTAATTTATTAAACACAGCCACAGCTGTATCTTCTATGCCGTTGAGGTTTCCTTCGTTATCCAGTAAAGGTACGTAAATATTTATAAGTAAATTCACTTTAGGGCCTACTGTTGCCCAGCTGTTATTTGATACTTCAAAATATGGGTCTGAAGGGCTTAGCGTTACTGAGTTCGCGATAGGCGTGGCAGGTGGAAATGCAAAAGTAGAGTATTTTGTATTATCTACGAGAGCTGAAGCTATCGAAGTGCGGAGCGTCGTAATAGCTACAGGCATCTTTAGCCTACTTGACTTCTAGGGTCTAAATATGGAGCCAATAATCCACGCACGCGTGCGACCAGTGTGGCACTCATTGTAAATGGAGATGGACTGTACCCATCGTAGCCGACTGATTGGTTCGATGGTGCCTGGCGTGCTTGCCAGATTGAAATAGAAACCATAAGTGAAGCTTCTTGCACTGCAGGTACTGTCGTGTAATCAGTGTAAGTTTCTGCAGCTGCTATACCGTAAGGATTTATAGTATGGTAAGGATTATCTGAAATGTGAGCAGTGGTAACGCTAAAAGAATACTCATCTACTTTGGTAATTGTTTTAGTGCCATTGTATTTAGTGCCTGCACCTGAAATTGTTACAGATTGACCCACATAAAAATAATCGCGAATAGGCTCGTCAAAATAAAGAGTGCCCATTGTTCCTGTGTTTCCATGAGCAATAATATACTGTTGATTCTTCCATAGGAAGGGCAATAACACGTCATCTGCAGCATCGCAGACGCTCTGTAAAACACTATCCGCATATAAACTTCCAACGCCAAGTGCGCTACGAAGCTCAGCTACTGTAGTGATAGACATTTATTACCTTTCCTAAAGACTGGTGAGGGCCGAAGGGCTCCGCGACCCCCACCAGTGACTTAAAGTGCTACTTGATTAAGCAGCGTTATTGAACTTGAAAGCACCAGATGCAGCTGAAGGAGTCTTAGAAGCTATTCCATAATAGCCGTAATATCCCACTTCAATCTGACCTGTGCCTACCTTGTCAGCACGAAGCTGTAGGCGGCTGCTCTCATACCATGTGAATGATTCGCGGTTTAGTACGATGATTGAACCATCGGCTACACCTGTGAGTGAATAATCCACGTACAAATCTAAGCCGAGTAGTGAACCGCGTAGTGACTGCGATACGTTACCAGCTGCGTTTTGTGGCTGTGATGCGATGAATAGAGGACGATTTTGTCCGTCTACCATTCCCATAATGTTTGACCATTGTGTAGGTGAAACAATTACACCAGTAGCAAAACGTAGTGTATTTGTGTAGATAGAATCAGAAGCGCGAGCAATAAAGCCAGCCATTTCTGCGCCATCCCACGGTAGTGTAATTGCTGTGCCATCGGCTGCAGCGTTTGATGAAATTGCTGTACGTGCAGCTACGTTTGTAGACTTAGCATACGCATCTGCCATAAGTGCTTGAAGCTCCGAAAAGAACGCGGGCGAAGTTCTGTCGAGGACCTCGACGTCGAAAAGTTGCATCCCTGCCGCTTTCTTAACATCCACATCTAGATATTCGATTTCAACCTGAGTATCGCCAAATGCACCCTTTTCTGCAACAGGTGCAGTAACAGTAGGTACAGTTTTTACGCGAGGAATCTGGAATTTAAATCCAGCGTCTGGCAAAGTGCCTGTAGAAATTGCGTCAATAGTTGGACGTCCAGCTGTTGATTTATTGTTAATGATTTCTGTTAGCTGACGTGTTGGTACGAGACCAGCTACTTCAGTAGTTGTCGTATCAGATGCAGCTGCTATCCATTGACGAGCTGAATCATCACCGAGCTGTGCACGAATGCTGTTCTCTAGGAATGTTTCGTTAGTTACGTTGATGCGTGGCTTTGTGTAAGCCATCGCTTGAACAGTAGGACGAGCAGCCTCGACAGCCGCAGCTTCTACTGATGGTGTTGCTTCGACTGGTGTGGTTTCTTCCACGACTGGAGTCTCGCTTTCTGTAGGTAGGGTTTCTTCGACAGGAGTAACTTCTTCTGCCGCTATCTCTAGTACCTGAGCAGATTTAAATGCTGGCTCAGTGACTAAAGAAACTTCTTTTATAACTGCCTTTGATACGACGATATGACCATCGCGAGAAGGCTTAGATGAAATAATTTCTGCTCCGATTGACAGCCCAGAAACTAAATTTTCAGATGCCATAATCATCGCGTCTGAACCTGCCTGGCTGCGGCTTAGTTTAAATGTTGCGTAAATGCCTTCTGGACGTACTTCAGCTGCAGTCATTCGGCCTACTGGCTTCTTCATGTCGTGCTGGGATAAAAGTTTAATTTTTGTAGGCTCTGTAATTTCAATAGAGCCAGCTTCGAACACTGCTCCGCCTAGATTTGTATAACCGATTTCACCAGTTCCCATAGGCACGATTAGCCCAGAGATTTCGCGACGGTCTTCGCTGCATTCAATAGAAGATGCTTCGATATATAGGGTTTCCATTAGTTACTTCCTTCTGGAGTTAAGTGTTCCATTTCTTTAGCCTGGTTAATATCTATTAAACCAAGTGCAAGCATTTTTTCTGTTACTGCTAGTCTGTCTAGTGGAGCTGTTTTTAGGAATGATGAATCTAAATCAAATTCAACACAGTGGCCTGCAGTCGAAATATCGTCCATAGATAAACGATGCTCGATAGCCGAAATATATGGCTGCAAAGTTAAAGCGACCATTTGCTTTCTTTCTTCTAGCACGTTGCTGTAAGTCATAGAATTATTCTGGTCTGCAGATAGGTAATATGCAGGCACTCCACAAAGGCGAGCGATTTCAGTAGCTAGGTTTTGGATAGCTTCGTTATACATCATATCTTTTGGAGAGAAGCCAATATTCTGCGCATCTAAAGTTGAAGTCAAATATGCAGTACTGCGATTTTGGCGAGCAGCTTTCCAAGCAGCTAAAAGTCCTTGAACTTCCGCAGGCGGTAGGTCAGCACCTGAATTTTTCAATACTGTGGTAGCCATTGGTGTAGCTGCGGCTACTGCAGCTGCGCGTTGAATATCTATCGCGCTGCGAATTGTTTGTGAACCTACCGAAAGGATTCCTTCATTAAATGCCTGGAATGTGATAAGCGAACCAAGTCCAGACATCGGACGCAAAATTCCATCTACGTAATATTCAGTAATGCTTGCGCCATTAGGAGTTGTCGTATAAGTAACGCGGCTGTTAGCTACCCAGTCAGCTGAAGCCATGCGTCCGTCTTCCTGATAGGTGCTTGTAATTTCAAGATACCCGACACCGAACATGAGTAACGAATCGCACAGCCAGCTAAGGGTGACAAATTGTGGCTGATTATATGAAAGCTGTTTAATCCAACGCGGAGCTGGAATTTCTTCGCCAGTAGAGATTTTTTTATATTCGAGAGGAAATGAACCTACTGTGCAGATTAAATCTCTGCAACGCTTGACAGCTGGCACTGTCATAGCCATGTGGCGGTCTACTGAAGTAAAAGTCTGACTGGAGTATCCATATCCGTAAAATGCGTCTCCCATAACCTGGGGTACTGCTTGCGCTTCGATTTTACGATTGAATAGACCCATAGATGAGAATTATACACTAGATATAGTTTAATCTGAGTAAATAGCCGCAACCTGTTGTGGTTTCATTAAAGTAGATACGACCATCGCTGCGGAGATAGCTCCGCTAATATCGCCAGCCGATTTGCGTTTTACAATTCGCCACGCAGAGTCGTTATTCTTAGCCGCGCAGTTATTCATTTGTTGAATGAAGTTAGCCTGCCCATTATGAACTACACGAAGGTTTACTAGGCCATCTAAGAAGTCTCCGCAAGCCTGATAAAACTGAGCACCTGAAATATCCTGCGTTACGCAGCCAGAATTGGATAAACGCTCCGCGATTGACGCAGTGGCGTATTTGTCAAAATTTATAACCTTCGGCCTAAACGCATCTGCCCAGCCTTTTATGTCAGCGGCTACCTTTAAATCGTCCACACTTACCTGGCTTTCCCAGGTTTGTAGGATTCCTATGCCGATACGACCATCTGGCAGTATTTGTCCAGCTACGAGCGAGCAATTACGAGAGCTAGGAGATTTATCGAATGCGAACACTGTGTAGCCGCCAGGATTCATAACTAGGGAGCTATCTGACGTTTCTTCTAAAATTCCATGAGGCCAGGGTGATTGCAGCGAATCTATCCACTGGCAAAGGGTTTCAGTTCGTGTAGTTTCAATAGAGCTGGTCGCGATAGATTCTTCAATAGCTTCTTCGCTGATTGTGTAGCCCATAGAAGGATTCGCCTGTTGCCAGGCAGTCCTATCGTTAATCTTGCAATACTGTGGAGCTGAGTATTCGTAAAAGCCTAAAGTCTCTGGCGGATTGCTTCTGCATCTCTCGACCAGATTATTAAGCACTAGGCTCCAGGCATCGCCAGCGTTGCTAGTTAAGAATGTTTGGCTGTTAGGTCGCGCTCTAGTCGTAGGCATAGCTGCTTTATAGCCATCTTCGGATATTTCGCGTACTTCGTCTATCCATAAGAAGTCTGCCGTACGTCCACGCGACGAATCTCGCGTATCGCTCACTAAGTCTAAGGTCGCGCCATTGAGAAGCTCTATGCGCTCACCGCCATTAGCAAAACGAATAGTTTTAGTCATAGCTTTAAGCTCTGGAGTGCTTTCTATTGTGTAAGCAATTTCTCTAAAGGTCATAAGGGCCGTCGCTCTGTTCGAGCTCATAATTAGGTGCTTTTTTTCGTCTCCATAGAACATTCCCCATATAACACGAATGCGACCTAGAAATGACTTGCCATTCTGTCTCGAAATAAGCAGAAGCGTGGTCTTTCTGCGGTAGCTATTTGATTCGTCTACTTTCATCATATCTTCGAGCACCCAGCGTTGCCAGGGGAGTAGTTCGTCCATGCCTAAACGCGTAACCATGTCGAAGATTTCCTGCGCTCTAGACGGGCCTTTTAATAAAGGGCTGTGAACCCTCGCTTCAGTTTTCCCCAGGAGCAGTTTCTTAGATTTGGTTTCTTTTGGCATCAACTCTGGACTGGCTGGGTTTTAAATGGACTATCCTGGTGAACTTCGGACTGCATCGGGGATATACGCCCAGTAAAGACA